TGCTATGCTTGTTGTAATAGTTGTGGCAAAATCTGGGTCATCACCTAGAGCAGCAGCTAGTTCGTTTAGTGTGTCTAGTGTACCTGGGGCTGAGTCTACAAGGTTAGCTACTTGTGTGTCTACATAGCCTTTACTTGCTGCGTCACCTGTGTTTACAGGAGTGCTTAGGTTAGTAATGGTAGCAGTAGTAGCTGCATCCATGTTCAACGTACCGTTGATGGTCACATCGTTAAATGTAGATGAACCACTTGAAGCAGTAACGTTACCTGTTACATCACCTGTCAGGTCACCAGTTACGTTGCCTGTAACGTTTCCTGTGATGTTACCTGTGACTGGCCCAACAAAAGAAGTTGCTGTAACTGTCGTGCCTGTGATAGCCGCTGGAGTTGTTGCACCAATAATAGTACCGTCAATAGCCCCACCATTAATATCAACAGTCGCCAAGGTAGCCTGTCCAGATGTCGATACAGTAGTAAAGCTACCTGCAGCAGGACTACTAGCACCAATAACTGTACCATCTATGTTACCACCATTAATGTCTGCAGTTGTTACTGTTGTTGTACCTGTAGCAGTTAGATCAGCAGCAGTAACCTCTCCTGTAAAACTTGAAGTACCTGTAACAGCTAGTGTACCTGATAGTGTAGTATTACCTGTTACACCAAGCGTACCACCTACTGTAGCATTACCTGTAGCATCTATTGTTGTAAATGTACCTGCAGCAGGAGTAGCAGCACCGATAGCTGCAGCATCAATGTTACCACCGTTTACGTCAATAGTAGTAAAGGTAGATGTACCTGATGAAGTGACATTACCTGTAAGATCACCTGTGACATCTCCTGTTACGTTACCAGTCAAGTCACCTGTAACATTACCTGTTAGATCGCCTACGATAGCATCAATGTAACCAATACCATCTATATATAAATCTTTAAACTCAGCACCTGTAGCACCAAGATCAACATCATTAGTAGTCACAGGAACAATAGCACCGTCTTGAATACGGACTTGCTCAACTGCAGCACCACTTACCTCAGAGTAAAAACTTACACGGTTATTAGCTGTGTCAATTACAACTTTATTTAAAGCATCAACATCAGCAATCAGAGGTACGTAAGCACCCTCTGTAGAGCTACCATCGTGTTTGTGTCCACCTGAGAAAGCAAAGGCATCCCGTATTGCATTATACTCTGCGTTTACTGGTGCAGCTTTAATAACCGCATTTGCGATAATGTCAGCTACGGACTGTCTTGAATAACCTGCCATTTTATAACCTGTCTCCTACCCCGAATGTTATCACTAGACCCTGAATACTGTGTGATGCATTGGAATCATTAGTTACGAATTTAAATGATGCTGACTTACCTGAACCTGAAATGTTTGTTCTCTTAACTGGAGCAGGGTTACCATCAAAGATTGCGGTGCTATCATATAAAGCTTCGTTATAGTATGCTGCAGCACCCTCTGTGCTTAGTGTAAAGTTTGTTGGGCTTAGTGTGTCTACATCTTCGTAGTCATACAAAGCAGACATAACGATTTCATTGTCACCTTCAGCACGTAGGTATGTAGCTACAGTATAGAACACTTTACGTTGTTCTGGGTCTTGCATATGAAAGAACGGAGTCTGGAATACACTAAAGATGTCTGTACCATCAAAGTCATTGCCTTGTTCTTGGCGGTGTACTTTACCGTTATCATCACCGTGGATTACATATTCGTACTGCCCAATGTAGCCACTGTCTGATGCTGTAGCTGTGATACCTAACATCTGGCTGTATTCAAACTGTAAGCCGTTAGGTGTTTGTCTGAAGCCACCAATGATACCCTGTGAGTCTGCAGCAGCAAAGAAGTAACGGAACTGTGTCTTTTGTCGTATGACTACTGCATTCAATCCTTCAAGATCAATGTCAAACACGATGTCTGTAAAGATAGACTGAATGTCTTTTGATACTGTCTCTAGGTTAACGTCACCAATCTTATCTGTACCAGAGATAGGACGTAAGCCATCTTGTGATAAGAAGAGTAGGTCACCACCTATCTCAATAACACTGTCTGAAGCCATACAGCCTAGATCATCTGTAACTTCCTGTAATACAAAGTTAGAGATGTTATCACCAGCAAGCTTACGAATGTTGTTAGTTCCAAAGATGTACAACACATCACGGAAAGACTTGATAGCTACAATAGGGAAGCCCACGTTAATAACGCCTGAGCCATCAGCAGGAGCAAAGCTAGTCTCATCGTAAGGTGCACTAAAATAAAGATTCGTGTTTTCACTAGGATCACCTGCTAAGAACATATGGTTTTTAAATACGTGTGAGAACTTAGGTGCGCTGGGTGCATCTGTGTGTGTTATCTGCGTATAAGTTGTACCATTATATGTAGCTGCAGGATTGATACCATCAGTAAGTGTAACTTTAGGACTACCCCAGTTGTACTTAGTGAAGCGTACCTTGGTTACACCTGTCATTGTAGGAGAGCCAGAAGTAGTTACTGCAACCCAAGCTGATGTAGCTGTATCCCAATAATGCAGATAGTCTGAACCACTAGAGGGTGCACGACAAGCTAGGATACCATCGTTGATACCGTTAGCAACACAAACACCTAGAACTTTTAGTGCGCCTGGTACTGTGCCGTAGTCGTTACTAAACCCGTTGATCTTACGATAGCCACCAGTAACAGCAGGTTCGTAGTTAATCAAAGAGATAGCTGAACCAGGTTGAGTCTCACCTTGTGACAACACATCACGACTAGTGTTTAGACCGCCTTGGCAGAATACTTTAAATGAGGCGAGATTGTCAGCCATTAGATACCGCCGTTAAAAGAGCTAGTCCCTGAGCGAGAAAGTACTGTAGAGCGTACAGACAGTGGGTCATCCATTAGTACTCGACGCATAGACTTGATACCGTCCTCAAAGTTATTCTGATGCATAGCTGCACTCTGTTCATTACTACGGAAGCGCATCATAAACATCATAGCACCATCAATAACTACGTGCTTAAAACGATCAGGTATAACTGCTACGTCATCATATAAAGCCATATCAGCAGGGTACGACCAGTATGTATACTCAATCTCATACGCTGCGTTAGGCGTAGGTGTTACACCAAAAGAATCACCTAGTGTTTGATACACACGAATAGGAGGACCATCACCGTTAACTGTGTCACCCTCGTCATCCAAAGCACGTACATTCTGTATATACTCTTCATAAGACATAGCCTTTAGTCGCATAGGGCTGTTGCCTTGAGAGGAAAGCTTCTTTAGATAGAACGTGTCCCAGTCTGCACTAGAGTAGTCTGAGGGAAAGCTATACTCACGTGTGCCTACTGTAAGTGTTTGTGTATAAGTAGTTTTAAGGAAAGGCCATTCTTGACCATCCTGCAGAATAAGTCTAATGCTACTGTTGATTGCATCTTTAGCTAAAGCTTGAACGTTACGTACTGTATCAAAGCCATCACCAGCAGTGTCTAGTGTAACTTCATTAAGTCTACGTAGTAGTTCATTTGTTAGTGCGACATAAGTAGCCATAGAGTTATCCTACCTTTAGATGTGCTAAAGGGCCAGCTTATAGAAAGCCAGCCCAATAGTCTATACGTTACTACGCAGCGTTGTATACTGCAGACACAAGAGCTTCTGGGCGAAGAATCTTGCGACCATAGAGGTGCATACCACGCACGATGTCTGCGAATGAGTCTGGGTCACGGTAGTTCTCAACTTTGTTGATTTGCTCCGCTGAAGCTACTGCTTCTTCCTGACCTGCAACGATAACACCGTAGTTAGCGTCTTGTGCTGTTGTACCTGAAGTACCAGCGCCAGTACCTTTAGCTGGTAGGCTATTTGTAACATATACACGGAAGCCGTGTAGGTTGTTCATAACCAAACCGTTTTGTAGACCTGAACCACCGAAGTCGGCGTTCAATAAGCGTGAATCTTCGTCTTTCAGCATCTCAATGAATACTGGGTCAACGACAAGCCACCGCCCACGTGAGTCAACGCTTGCTGTGTCCATCTGACGAGCCATACGAGCTACGACTGTTAGAGGTGACACTGTAGTTGCTGACAACGCAGTTGCGCCTGGTAGACGTGGTGCTAGTGGGATAGAATCCCCTGCTGTAGCTGAACCTGAAATAGTCAAGCTAGAGAAGTCTGTAGCATCCAAGTGGTTAGCTGTTAGCCATTCACCTGTTAGGTTACCTGCTGTGTCGTGCTGTGCATCACCTGATGTAGTTGTGATTGCAGCACCTGCAGTAGAGTAGCCAGACAAGTAAGACAACACGTCTGCGTCCATAGCGTCAGCCATTTTATATGCTGCACGATCAGCAGCTAGGCTAACATAATCAACGTTTGCGAACTGATCTTCGATGTCATCCATTTTGAATGCGAAGTAGTTAGCTTGGTCAATAGTTAGTGAGAAGTCTTCGTTTGCAAGCTTCTCTACAGAAATACCTGTGTGACGCTCTAGTGCGTTAACAGTTACGTCTGGTTCTTTCTGAATGCGAACCACATCACCTTGGTTGGCGATCTCACCGAAGTAAGAGTTGTTTGTGATTGCGTTTGTGACAGCAGATTTACGTAGAGCAATCTGTGCCTGTTTTGAGTAGATAATTGGGGACCAGTTGGAACCTGTAAATCCACCCGATGCGGAAGTAATAGCCATAGTTAAAATCTCCTTATAGATATGGCGTGATGTTGATACACTACATATCCACTAAAGAGGCCGTTCATATTAGGGTAGTCAGCTTAGCTCAATCAGATTGGCCTATCTTAGTAGAGCGCTGGGCCTAAATGTCTGGGTAGTTCTTTGTGTGGCTAGTGCTAATTAAAGCATACACACTATTAGGGTGTATATACTATAGTTTTACTTATGTGAACAAGAATGTCAAGCATTACTTTGTCATATCATAAATAAATTTACCTGAGCGTTGTGCGTCTAGTATTTCTTTCTGACGCTTCTCATACTCTTTGATTGACATCTTAGCTACCTGTGATTCACTTAGATAGGTAGATGCATCATCTTCTTGAATCTGTGTGCTACGTTTAGTTCGTACTGAAGAGGCAGCACCTTTATCGCTAGACGTAGACTTAGAAGTACTCTTAATGCCTTTATCTAATTTGTACATATCAATAACACGTGCTACAGATTGTACATCTTCTGCGTTTTCATACAAAGCATCTTGATAGACTTTAGGCTGTGATTCTGCCCATTCGTGGAAAGCATCGTCATTACGAATGTCTTCAAAGTCGGGGTGCATCTGCAGTAGCTCAGCTTCTGCACGTTGACGTTTAGCGTCTACACGTAACTCTTCAATCTCCTTCAAACGCTTATCAATATCAGATGCACGTTCTTCAGCTTTACGATCTGCAATAGCTTCTACGATACCAGCTACATCAGGATACTTCTTAGCCCAAGCTTCAATGTCTTTCTCTGTCTTAGGTAGTACAAGCTCATTCTTTGTGGCTTTTTCTAGTTGAGACTGTAGCTTCTCAAACTTTACTTTCCACTCTTGCTCTTTGTCCTGCATATGCCGACGAATATCAGAGTAACGCTGTTTAAAGGTTTTCTCTTCAGCGTTTAGCTCTGTGTCATCTGCTTCTTGTGTTTCGGCTTTAACTGGCTCTTTCGTTTCTTGTTCGCGTACACTCTCATCCTGAACTGAGGCGTTCTCAACTCTCTCGCTATCGGGTTCACTATCGGAGGCTTCTTCCTGTGTTTCATCGTCTTGTTGTGAGGCTATCCCAGCCTGCTCCATTAGTTCCTTGAGTTCCTGCTCATCTTTGTTAATACGTGCTGCATTACGTTTATGTGCAGGTGAGAGTACTTCTACTTGTTCTACTTCAGGCATTTGTTTCTCCTTATGTTGGGGCCAGCACTATGCTGGGTAGCCTTATAGTTATATGGATAGTATTGTAGTGTTACTATTTCTTTTTATTCTTTTTGTTGTTGCGGCGTTTTACCATACCGCCTTGGTTATAGAAATCAGCATCGTACTCAACTTGGTTATCAAACTGATCACTTCCAGGTGTATAGTCTGTATTAGCATTTGCTGCTTGAGAGGTTTGTGTTGCTGAATCTACCTGTGCAGCAGTAGCGCCTGATGAGGTATCATTATTGTTGTCATTAGGAGATGAAACAACTGGGCTACCACCATCATCACTGCCACCGCCTGTACGACGAGCACCACCGAATGAATCACGTAGTCCTGGATTACCCTCTGCAATACCTGCTTCACCATCGAAGCCCAGTAAGTCACCTAACCAAGTATCACCGAATGATTTCTTACCATCTCCGTCTGAATCAGCTAGGTTCTCATACAAGCCAGACTCGCCTCCAAAGATAGAGCCTCTCTTTTCTAGTCCTTCTTCGTTAATACCCTCGTCATTCATACGATCAATGATGTCGTTATATTGAGCTACCGCTTTTGTATTAATAAAGGCTGCTACAGGAAGACCTGCTGTTGCTGCAAGGGCTGTAGCAATATTAGTCATAGTACCTAGACCTTTAGCTGTTTTAGCTAAGTCTTCTGACTTGATCTTAGATACGTCAAGAGGTTCTGGAGTTGTCTTTGGTTTAGGCTGATCATTTCCGTCATCACGCCCTACTGTAGTCTCTGTAGTAGTTTGTGTTTGTGTTTCTGAGTAGCCAAGCTCTAGTAGCTCTTGATATCGTGTTTGCTGTGCTGGTAACGTAATAGTTTCTACTTCACCGTTAGGACCGTACATAATAATTGTGCGTACAGGGCTAGCTGCAGTACCTAAAGTCTGATCAATTAAGTAGCCAGGGGAGAACATAGACGCTTGCTGTGTTCCGAATTGTGCTTGATACGGATCAATCTCTGATTCTTGATTTGTGACAGGGTTTGTTATACCTGTACCTGTGCTAACATCTGTACCAGGGGCAGCATAAAGTACCTGACCACCTCTGTTGTATTGTCCAGTATTACCCATAGCTACAGGCGCTGGGTTCTGGTACATCTGTTGTTGTTGCAGATAAGGGTTAGTGCTTTGTGTAGGTTGAACCATACCGCCCACAGCCATACCCTGTATCTGCTCCAATGCGGCTAACTCTTCAGGGGTTAGTTCGCCACCAGTTTGGTTATCAATAGTTTGCGCTACAGGCTCACCACCGATACGTCCATTCGCTTCCATATCCATCAAGCCACGCTTAGCTTCACTACGTAGGTCTTCGAAGAACTTAACACCGTAGAAACGCACTACGTCAGCAGGTACAACGTACTCACCTTCACTCAGTTGTGCAGGTACGTCATCACGTACTTCTTCAGCCATAGAGCCAGGAGGCACTTCGTTACCGCTTACAGGGTCCATAGTAGTCCCATCATCAGTAAGACCACCTTCCTCCATAAACGCCATCTGCATTTGCTTAGCTGTGT